TTGTCAACAAAAAAGATGTCTTTTTCAAAAAAAGATTATCCCCAATCTTTGAAGTCACCTGCTTCTTCATTGTCATTGTAGCCTTTGGTATAGGCAGTGATTTCAGCAGCCGTCATGAGTTCCAATGGAATGCGCTCACTTTGCATGCTAGCACCAGTGTAATAGTGTGGATTATAACCACGACGATAGTAGCTGTCAGCACCTCCACGATCATAAGGTCCACCGTGGCGTTGATCATAGTTTACTGTGTCTGTCATTATGCAGCCTCCTCTTTACAGATGTTTTCAATGTGGCGTTCAATGCGCTGGTCTGTCCAGTTATGGAAGTCCAAGCTACGAGCATAGCTCTTGCTAATACGATCAGCGGTCAAGTAGTAAGCTGACTCTTCCAATTCAATACGCTCAAACTCACGAAGAGTGCCGCTGGGCACACGCTGACTCCAATATTCGGAGTCACTTGGATGAGGCATAGAACCCATCCAGCAGCCAGGCTGTTTGTTGAACTCTTCAGCTTCAGCTCGTTGCGCCATGATATAATCTACAAGTGACTTTTCCATAACGTTCTCCTTACGCAAATAAAGGCTTCATTGTTTCGAACACTTTGTTGTAAGCATTGACTTCTGCTTCATAGTATTCGTAAAAATCGCTGTCATCCTCAAAGCGGGGTGAACCACTAGCATGTTCTTCCCAAACCCGATCCATTGCTTGCATACCTTCTAACAAGTCTCCACGTCCGTAAGTGGTCATAACTTGTACAGCATCTTGCATGGTAGTTTCAAACTTGTAAAAGCTAGGAATTCTGAACATTGCGTCTCTCCGTGTTTCTCAACTTACATATATAATATAGCAAGACTTCTTGGTTATGTCAACTCTTTTCTACATCTTTTTTGAATTTTTTTAACATTTTTTCTTGTTCAGCATATGCTTCAATCTCCCAAGGACGCTCCATGTAAGGAATATCGCTAGGAGCAAACATAGGAAACTGTTTTAGTACATCTTGCTTAACGTGTACAAATTCATGGAAGATAGCAGTAACAAGATCTTCATAATCCAATCCACGCTTAACACGGATTTCGTATTCACGATCATCGTCGCCTTCGAAACAATCAGCATCAACATCCAAATGCTTGGTAATCTCTACATCAACAGCAAGTTTACGATGCTTTGGTAGCCAGTATTCCTTAGCAAACCAAAGTGCTTCTGTAACTGCTTCTCGTTCTCGTTTAGTACCGCCAATTACGCTGTACAACATTACCAAATTACCTCTTGGGTTACAATCATGCGACGACCTAAGTTTTGCTCAACACAGTTTTCAGTGTAGGTTTTTACAGCACCGTCGTCATACATCACAGTAATAAGTTTTTCGCCTTCTGCGTCATCATGAACGGAAGTAATTTCACCTTTTGCAGTGTAATCACTGTACTGTCGAATAATTCCCATTCCAACTTCAAACATTATTGAACCTCTTTTGCAAGTTTTGCGATATCGGACCAAGTAGTAGTAGATTGTTTAGCAACACTTTGCTTAACTGCTTTTAACTGATCTGCTTTGGACATTGCGTCGAACATTTGGTCTAAGTAAACTTGATATGCTGTCATGTTGTTTTCTCCGTCTACATATATAATATAAGACATCTTGGTATTAAAGTCAATAAAAAAGTGCAGAAAAGAATCCTGCACTTTCAAAGGGATGTAATTTTTTACAAACTAATGTCTTCTAGTCCTGCTGCACGTAGTTTTACTACATTATTAATTTGAAATTGTTTAGCATCTAGTGCTTTAACCAAGCCTAGATACTTATTGCGCACTAGTGCAAATTCATTGATGATGTGCTGTTGGTCAATAACTTCATCTTCGCCATCGGCATATTTTTCAGCATCCCTACTTGAGAGTGCTTTGTTATATCCTTCTAGATACTTTCTATAGTGTTTGTTGCGAATTTTACGCATCTCAATATTGAGATATTCTAATATAGCTTCAATTTCCTGCAATTGATTAAAACGATGTTCAACTACACCCGGCATATCACGACTGTGTCGTTCTACATTGCCTTTTAAGCTACAATCTAATCTAGCTTCGTCTAGTTGTTTTTCGTAATAGTCAATTGCAGGAACAATATTTGCTATATCTTGTCTTATTTTGTTAAACCAGCTCATTGCCAATCATCATATTCATCAGAGTCCTCGTCGATATCGTCATATGCATCTTCATAATAACTGTCTCTGATCACTCTGTCAAGTGTTGAATCATAGCCAAACCATTCATCACCTACTTCTGACAAATCGCAAATGTTTTCATTCACAACTGCTAGAAACTTTTCGCAGGCTATCTCACGATCCTTGGCATTGATATAAGGTTTCATTGATAGCCACATATCAACGTATGTGGCTACCTCGCTATCACTCATTTTCATAGGTTACTTCTTCCTCAGGTAAGATATCTTGTTCGATTTGTTCGTTCTCGATATTTACCTCCGGAAGGTCTTTTTGTCCCCATTCTGACATAATAAGATCCAAGCATCCATCGTCATTCCTTTCCCATGCTTTACGGAATTGTGTTACAACTTCACCAGTAACTGGACTTGTATATTCCAAACGGTTACCAGTTTTCTTTAAGATGTTTGTGCTTTCACACAAATCAACAAAACCACTATATGGATTCATACCAGTTTCATATGGAATTTTGATCTGTACACTTTCAAAAGGTTTAGCAAAACGTGTTTTCATTACCTTACAGGCTGCACGAATACCACGTACTTCGCTAATTTTGTTACCTTCCTCGTCTTCTTTGAGCTTGAGTTTGCGCATTGCAACAACAATGCTGGATGCATAGATAAAGCCTTGTCCACCGCTGATCTTGTCATCTGGATCAAACATATCCTGCGATGCGTATGTGTGGTTAGTTGCTACTAGTCCAACATTGTAATCACCAAACATGTTCACACAGTTACGAACAAGTGCTGTAAGTGCTTTAGGTTTACGTCCTAAGTCACCTTTCATATCACCTTTTTGGAACTGGTCAATATCTGTGGGAGTTAGCATCATACCCAAACTGTCAATTACAAACAGTACCTTGGGTCGATCTTCTTCTTCTTTATCAGCGAATTGTGCTTTGTAGTCTTTCATAAATTCACTAATAATTTTTGCAACTTCATCAATCATTGCTACGTTTAGTTTGAGAAGTTTGTCTTCACTAGTGTCAACATCAAGTGCTTTGAGCCAACCTTCGTCTAGTGCGTTCTCACTATCAATAAGCACACAAAAGATGCCTTGCTTTTGTGCTTCTCTGATTAGGTTTCCTGAACAAATAAAACTTTTACCTGCTCCAGATTCACCTGCAAACACTGTAACTTTACCTAACGGGACGCCTTTATGAAAGTCTCCACTAATAAGTTTGTTTAGTGTATAGTTACCTGTTGAGATCCATGTGTCGGGATCTCTAAATCCGCTACTAAGCCCAGGTACGCTTTTTGTAATACTTTTGCGGAATTTACTTACGTCAAATGGTTTTGCCATAATTATCTCCAAGAAAGCAGAGTAGGCGACTATTGCCGCCTACATTAAGTTTTATTATCCGTTGTTACGGTTACGAATTGCTGCTAAAATATCCTGCGCACTTGGCTTTTCGCCATTTGCTGGTGCAGTTGCCGCTACAGTTTCAGCTACTTGCTCTTGCTGTGCAGGAGGAGTAACTGGTGCAGGTGCTGGCTCAGGTGCCGCTTCTGCTACAGGAGCAGGAGTTGGCGTAGCCTGAGGCTGTGGTGCAGGACTGGCTGCTGGTGCACTGCCTGTGTTTGGCGCACTATTGCTAGTGTCAATTTGTACACCACTTGGACGATAAAAGTTGCCCCAAAGTTCTGGATCATACATTTGTCCATCTACACTTGCTTCAAACATTTGACCAATCACTGATAGTTCAGCTTCACTTGGCTGTTTAGGAAGATAATCGTTTAGATTAAACAACCCATATTGTTCAATAGCTGCACGTTCGTTTGCATCCAAACTACGCTCTCTACGAGACCAACTTGAAGTTGAATAATCAGCATACTGACCTTTGGTTGTCTTTGTAAGACGGAAATCAGTGCCTTGCTCAATATCAGTTGGTAGTTCAGTAAAGTCACTATCCATTAGCGCACCTTTGATAATATTAAAGATACTT